GAAATGATGGAAAGTGATGGATACGAGGAGGGTGGTGATGTCAAAAGACCAACCCCAACATATAAGTCGATGGACATGGGTGGCGATATTCTTGATTCTTATCTTGCTGGCCTTGGAAACTCTAAGGACACTACTATAAAAGGTGGTGGGTCAAAGAAGCCAAAGCCTATTAAGAAAGCTAAAGGCGGGGCTGTTTCTCCTCGTAAAGCACAAGGTATGTATCGTGGCTGATGACAAAAACAAAACTATTGACGGCTTGACTCGTAGGCAAATCTTGACGATTGGCACGACAAAAGGCGTTCAAAGTTTGACAGATGCTCAGTTTGATGAATACCAGAGTATGCGTGATAATCAGCGCAAAGGTGTAAAAAATTTTCGTGGCGGTGGGGCTGTTATGGCAGGCCGTGGTGGTAAATTTAAGGGTGTTTCGTGATGTTATCTGAGGTTGGGGCGAGCAATTTTAGCCAAGGTGAAGCCCTTCATTACAGGCTTGATGCGAGAGAACCCTCCACTCAGCGCATCGGGTTGTTCGTTCCAACGCTGTAAAAGGGGTATGAGATGGCTATAGAAAAAGGCACAGGCGCTGGCGGTGATAATGTCATCCCTATGAATGCACAGGAACAAATTGAAGTTTTGGAAATGGCAATGCAACCTGGTCAGGTAACAATGGACGATGGTTCTGTTATTGTAGGTGATGTCACTGAAGAAATGATGATGGCAGATGCCCCTATAGAGATTCCTTTTGGTGATAATCTTGTAAATTACATAGACGATGCTGATGCAATGTCAATTGCCTCAGATTTAGTTGGTGATGTTGAGGATGACATATCTTCTCGCCAAGATTGGGAAGACACATATAAACGTGGCATTGATTTACTTGGCATGAAATATGAAGAGCGCTCTCAGCCTTTTGAAGGGGCATCTGGCGTTGTTCATCCGCTTCTAGCCGAGTCTGTCACACAGTTTCAGGCACAGGCATATCGTGAATTATTGCCTGCTGGCGGTCCTGTTCGCACACAAATAATTGGTGATGAAAACAAAGAAGTCTTGGCGCAGGCAGAGCGCATCAAGAACTATATGAATTACCAAATTACCTATGAGATGGAAGAGTATGATCCTGAGTTAGACCAAATGCTTTTTTATCTACCCATAATAGGTAGTACATTTAAGAAAGTTTACTTTGACCCTTTGTTGCAAAGGGCTGTTTCTAAGTTTGTCCACGCTGAAGACTTGGTTGTGCCTTATAGCGCAACGGATTTAGCTTCTGCAACACGAATTACACATGTCGTTAAGATGGACAAAAATGAAATCCGCAAACTTCAGTTAAGCGGTTTTTATGCGGATGTTGATTTACCTGGCGATGGTTATGGAGATGAAGATTACTCTGATGTTCGAGAGACAATAGACGATATTCAGGGCATATCTCCATCAGATAGCAATGAAGAGGTTGTTTTGTATGAAGTTCATACAGAACTTGACTTGCAAGGGTTTGAAGACACAGACGAAACTGGTGAAGGGACAGGATTAAAGCTTCCATATATCGTTACAATTCTTCAAAAGAACAATAAAATCTTATCAATCAGACGGAACTATGAGCAGATGGATCCGTTAAGGAGGGCGAAGCCTTACTTTGTGCATTACAAGTTTTTGCCAGGTTTGGGCTTTTATGGATTTGGGTTAACACACATGATTGGCGGACTGTCTCAAGCAGCGACTAGCCTGTTAAGACAGCTTATTGATGCTGGCACCCTGTCTAACCTCCCAGCAGGGTTTAAGGCTCGTGGCGCTCGTATCCGTGATGAAGACGAACCACTAAATCCAGGTGAGTTTCGTGACATTGACGTTGCGGGTATGGACATCCGCCAATCGCTTATGACATTGCCGTTCAAAGAGCCGTCACAGACGCTATATTCGCTTTTAGGCACGCTTGTTGACTCTGGGCGTAGGTTTGCCTCTATGGCAGACATGAAAGTAGCTGAGATGGGCGGGGAGACGCCTGTTGGCACGACTATGGCTATCATGGAGCGTGGCACGAAGGTAATGTCCGCAATTCACAAGCGCTTGCATTATTCACAAAAGGTTGAATTTAAGCTCTTGGCTAATGTATTTGCCAAGTTTATGGCTCCTATGTACCCATACGCAATACCAGGAGCCCCACCAGAGATAAAAACCACAGACTTTGATGATAGAATTGATGTTTTACCTGTTTCAGACCCTAACATTTTCTCTATGTCACAGCGTATTGCCTTAGCTCAGACAGAGTTACAGTTGGTTCAGTCAAACCCAGAGATACACGGAAATGAACAGGGTTTGTATCAAGCTTATCGTAAAATGTATGAAGCATTAGGAGTTACCAATGTCGATTCAATCTTACCTCCACCTCCTATCCCTCAACCTACGAATCCAGCTAAAGAGAACCAAGAGGCAATGCGTGGAAAGGCTTTACAAGCTTTTCCAGATCAAAACCATCAAGCTCATATTGAAGCTCATTTGGCAATTATTGCAACGCCTGTGGCGCAAGCTAATGCGGCGATAGTTATGACATTGCAGGGTCATGTTCAAGAACATCTTGGATTTATGGCTGAGGCTATGGCGCAAGAAGAGATTATCAATCAATTGTCTCCTGAAGAGCAAATGCAAATACAGTCTTCTCAAGAGGGCATGATGGCTTTTCAAACAGAAGTCGCATCTCGTGCTGCTGAATTGATAGGAGAGCTTACAGAGCAATACGCACAAGCTGTAATGCCGCCTCAACAACCAGACCCACTTGTTGCTATACGTCAGCAAGAACTTGCATTGCGTGAGGCTGATATTCAACGCAGGGCTAAAGAGGCAGATGACCGCGCCCAGTTGGACCGTGAAAAAGAATTGAATGACCAAATGGCTGAAAATGCCCGAATAAACATCCAAAAAGAAGCTTTGGATGAAAAAACCAGAGTAGCAGAAGAGCGTATTCAAACTCAAAGAGACATTGCTGCGCTCAATAACATGACGAAAGGTCGGTAAAATGACAGCAAGTTCAGTAAGCAGAAAAGTGGCTGAGGTAGAAAAAGCTAAAAAAGTGGAGCGTAGAAATGCCATTATCGAAAGGCAAAAGCCAAAAGACGATATCGTCAAACATATCGAAACTGAGGTCAGAGGGATACCCGCAGAGACAAGCAGTAGCAATAGCATTATCGACAGCGGGAAAATCAAAGCCACCCCAGCGCCAAAAGCAAAACTCAAAAAACCCAGTGGGTCTAAAAAAGGGGGGAGTAGTAAAAAGGTTCTCTCCAATAGCAAGGCCACAAAGATTTAAAGGTATTTTCTAATGAGTGCGGAAGACGTAGCAAGGAAGCTATTAGAGCTTAAAATACTGCCCAGATTCATGATGCTATGCATGACGGGCGTGTACATTAGATGCATAGAATGGGCGCTTTCACAGCCTGATCTCACAACTCAGCAGGCTTCGCTGATATCGGTTGTAACAGGGGCCATGACAGGCTCGCTGGCAGTCTGGCTCAATTCCGAGAAGTAAATGCCTGCAAAGCTGAACGAAAACACTGAAGTAGCACTGCCGCTACGCAATATCATATCTATGGTTGCAGCGGCATCATTAGCTACTTGGGCGTATTTTGGGATTATAGAGCGGCTTAACCAGATTGAAACAAACATCACAATGATGGAGTCTCATGTTGAGCATAACACAGAGTTCAGAATAAAGTGGCCCAGAGGAGAGATGGGAAGCCTCCCGGCTGACTCTGAACAGTATATGCTAATAGAGCATTTAGCTGGTGAGTTGGAAAAATTGCAAACAGATATAGAATCTGGTAAGGCTCCTTTTGATCAACAGCAGAAGTTGACATTAGATTTTTATGAGCGCCGTATTACAAGTTTAGAAGAAAACTTAGAGAAAGTAAGAAATGGGGATAATTGAAACCTCAATAATTTTGATATTGTATATGTCAGGGTCTATCGTTGAGCATGTAGGCTATGATAATATATCAATGTGTTTAAGGGCTAAAAGACACATTGAGCGCACTGGCTGGAAAGACAGTGAGTATAAGCGATATGCTTGTGAAAAGAGGACTGTAGAACTAAAGGAGGGTGTAGACGGCAAGCCGTATGTGTTGAAAATAGTGGAGTAGTAAATTGTTAGCCGAACTCGCCGCAGCAAATGCCGCTTTTACAATTATTAAAAAGGCTGTCCAAAATACAGGCGATATAGCTAAAGCTGGGAGAGCGATCTCAGATTTTGTAATAGCTAAAGAAGAGCTTCAGCGTAAAGGCAACAAAAAGAAAAAATCTGGCATCCGCTCCTCTGATTTAGAAGAGTTTATGGCTTTAGAAAGCATCCGACAGAAAGAACAACAGTTAAAACAGATAATGATATATACAGGCAGGCCTGGGCTTTGGCAGGATTGGCAAAAGTTTCAGGCAGATGCTAGAAAAGAACGAAGAGTAAGAGAGGAACTTGCTAGGCGCAGAAGAGCTGAGATAATGGATGCTGTCGGAATAGGTGCGGTGGTGTTATTAATAGCGGCTATGGTTGCTGGGTTGGTTGCTTGGATTGCTTGGTTAAAAGGAATGTTCGATTAAAGGAAAAGGGGAGGGTGTTGTGTTTCAAGCTCTTATTGGACCTATCGCATCGTTGGCAGGCTCATTTGTTGAGGGGCAAGTTTCCAAGCAAAAGGCGAAAGCAACTCTTGCACAAACTGAGGCAGAAGCGAAAGCTGAGATAATGAAAACCGCAGCTACCCACGACAGTAAGTGGGAGTTGATTATGGCTGAGTCTACAAAATCGTCCATCAAGGATGAAATAGTCACAGTGATTATACTAATCCCCTTAATTTTAGTTTTCATTCCTGGCATGGAACAAATTGTTAAAAATGGTTTTGACCGTTTGAATGAGTTGCCAGAGTGGTATACATACCTAGTTTTCCTTACAATATCAGCGGCACTAGGAATCAAAGGCGTAGACAAGTTTAGGAAAAAGTAATGGATGTTGTTGCTTTAACAGAGCATTTATTGAAGAACATACGTCAGCAAAAAGAAGATTACACGACAATGTTGGCGAATGGTGCGGTAGAAGATATGGAAAACTACCGATTTGTGGTGGGTCAAATACGCGGACTGACTTACTGTGAAGAAGAAATAAGAGCCGCGATGAAAGGTGTCATTGAAGATGGCTAAAAAACTATTCGTGCCTGAAAGGGTTGCGGCAAATATGAAGTCTGATACGCCACAGACTAAAATCCCAACAGCGATTGAAAAGGCTCTACCAGAGCAAGAAGAAAACAAAAATACAGAAAATCCAGAAAATATGGACGTTTCTGCCCTTGAAAGATTGCCAAATCCTGTGGGTTATAGGCTTTTGGTAATCCCATATTATCCCCCAGCCAAGACAAAAGGCGGCATTTATGTGCCAGATGCTACTCGTGACAGAGAGGCGTTTGCAACAGTTGCAGCTTATGTCGTTAAGGTTGGCCCTGATGCATACAAAGACCAAGATAAGTTCCCTTCTGGCGCTTGGGCGCATGAGAAATCTTGGGTTCTTATGGGAAGATATGCTGGAAATAGGTTCAAAGTGGAAGGTCTTGAGGTTCGTCTCATAAATGACGATAATATTATCGCCACTATACTTGACCCAGCAGATATCTCGTATGTATAAAAAAGGTGGAGGGACATTATGGAAGATGTAATGAATCAAGAGCAGCAAGAAAAAGAAGAAGAAATCATCACTGTTGATGTGGAAGATTCTGAAGAAAAAGTAAAAATTAAAGAAGAACCCGAACAATTGCTCGAGTCTTCTGATGAGCCAGAGGCTGATGGCGCCTCTGATGAAGAGCTTGAGAATTACAGCGGTAATGTACAAAAGCGTATAAATCAGCTAACTGCTAAACGTAAGCAGGCTATGGAAGAGGCTGAAGCTGCTTATCAATATGCTCAACAGGTTCAACAGCAAAATGAGCAAATGAAAGCTCGTTTACAGCAGTTAGACCAAGGCTACACAAATGAGTATGGGGCTCGTGTAGAGTCTCAAATGGATCAAGCCAAAAAACTTATAAGAGAAGCTCGTGACGTTGGGGACATAGACAAAGAGACAGAAGCCATGTCTCTGTTGCAGCGCCTAGCAATTGAGCAAGAAAGAGTGCGTGTACAGAAGCAAAGATCAGAACAGCAAACTGCTGTGCGACAAGAAGCT